GTTGTACCCAGCAACACGCCAGTCTTTGTTATTTGGCGGATCAATTAGTCTGCCATACTTACGAGACATATCCATCCAAATAACTCCGGGTTCACCATTAAGAGCAATGCCATCAACAATATTAGAAATATCAGCCCCAACTGTTGTTTCAATTGAATTATTGCTCATCCAGCCCCATCCGGGATTTTTAGAGTCATAAGAGTTTCTTTCAGGAAACTTTTCAACATTCTTAAGATTCAAAAACTCATCCGTATTCCGGCCAATAAACAACTCTGCCGAACGGCGAACATTGCCTGACACAACGCATACTCCGATAAGGTTTCCAATATCTGCAATATCGACTGCAGTGATCTTTTGACCAGAACGACCATCAAACATTTTTTTAATTGCTTTATGAAGTTTAATCAATGGCTCTGGACCAGAAGCGGTTCCTCCAAAAGTTGCAATAGGGGAGCCATATGGTCTAATAAGTGAATAATCAAATTCAATTGTATTTTGCTCAGGCTTAAGGTATGAATTAATCAAATCACCTGTTGCTCTTGCCCAGCTTTCACGATCATCTGCAATAACATCAATATTTACAGTGCTCTTTGGCTGGTGGATAGTAAAATCTTTATCAGAACCTTTATCATCAAACCCAACACCAATTCCAAGCATTGATGCCTCCATCAAGAATGTAAAAGGCTCTGCAGGATTATCTTTACTCATCTCAGATGTTGAAACGAACGCACAGTTCTGAAGGGCGGCTGAGTTTTTATGTATGTTGACCAATGGTGTTCCCATAATCCAAAGTCCACGTCCAGGGGGTGTCCATTTGAGGTTGAATAAACGATCAAATGCCTCTTTAGCACTTGCTTGAGCTTTTACCCCATTCCAAGGAAGACGGTTCTTTTTGCAATGATCTTTTTGAAGTGAATACATTCCATTGATTACACGCTCACAAACATCAGCCCATGTTTCTTTTGTGCCATCTGCTTTCTTTCTAGAATATGTTCTTAGAAATGTAATTTCGCCAACTGAGTTTCCCGCAGCATCCCTATAGCCAAAAGGTGGTTTTCTATCCCTATATGGGGAAATAAAGTCTTCACTAATCTTGAAAGAAAATAGTGGGGTTTCCTCTTTTGAGGGGGGTAAAGAAAATTTTTGGGGGGTTAAAGTCATAGTATCTCCTAAATATGCGTATATCAATGCTACCAAAATGATTACATTGATACTGCCATTAATACTACGGTCAGTTAAATGTTTTTTTGTACTCTTCGTAGCGCAAGAGTATCTTATCAGCAACCGCTTCCCAAGACCATTCAGAATGAATTATTCTTGCTGATTTAACAGCGGCATCAGAAACTTCATCGTATTCATTTACAACTGATTGCATTGTTTTTAACAACTCATCAATGTTTGGAGCCGCCCAGTACCCAGTGTCGTCATTGTAAACATGATCGTGCCAATCTGCTTTAACCATGGTCGCAGATATTGGAATTCCTAAATGAGCATAATCAGCACAGCCAGTAGCATTTGTAAGAATCGTTGGCAATCCAGTCGCCATTGCTTCAAGGGGGATTAATCCAAAACCCTCACCACTTGTTGGATAAACCATACAATGGCATTTGTGATATAACCTGACTAAATCATCAATATCAAAAATATCTGGAATACCTATAATTTGAGGATGTTTATTGGCTGGAGATAGAACGCCATCAATATAAACTTCTGCATGACAGTAATTGTTATATTTAAGAATTAATTGAAAATTATCATCACCATCGTATAATTCTAGAAAAGCATCAACAACAAGTTGGGCATTCTTTCTTTTAGAATCACCGCCTACATGTAAGAAATTAAATTTACCAGTTAGTGCTCTTTCAGAGATTGTCCAATCTGGAGTAATGCCATGAGGAATTACATGAATATTTGTATGTACATTATTTTTAATGTAAACATCTTTAACAAAATTAGATGTTGTCCAGATTTCATCACATTGTGACATATTATGAAACCAGTTTTTAGGAACTTTAGTAGATTCCCAAGGAGTATAACCAATATTATATTTATTTCTTAATTGATAATATAAAGGGCTACAGAAATTAATATGATAATCTAATTCTTCCCTGTTATAGAATACAGCAGTCTTTCGAGCCTGTATAGCTTTAATTGTATTAATCCCAGCATTATAATAACCTTGACTATACCAGAGTTCTCCGGATTCATCAAGATTATTAAGGCTGAACCAGCTTATTTTATTCATTGTATTCTTAGTATGATTGATCGCTTGCGTAAGCGTCTAAACATCTTACACCCTTTATCATCAAAGATCGTGCCGTTTCTTCAGAAATTTCACAAGTTATTGGGCGATCAGTATACATGCATCTTGTAGCGGCTAAGTAAAAATCTTCAAACAAGAAGATTGTTATATGCTCAGGGTCTACAACTGCAGCAGGTCCGTAATCGTCAGATTCAACAATTGCAATTATTTCCACAATATCTATCATACCACTCCTAATAATCAATGTAATATAAGTAATCTATATATACTAAAGTATACTAAAGCATACTAGGTATACTTAGCATGCTTAGCATGGGGAAGCGCTTATAACGCTTCAGCGTACATCCTTTTTCAGTCTCATGCTTTGAAAAAAACAATTTTTTTGCAATTTTTTTTCATTTGGTTCTGATAGTATGTCAAAATGGATTATAAAAATAAAGTATATGACATTCTAGACCATGGAGAGGTTGAACTTCTTGATGTTATGGGGAATGATCTTTCGGTTGTAAATGCGGCTAAGGTATCTTTTGCCGCCCAAGTAAAAGAAATTGATGAGTCTGGTATTGGATTAATTAATTACCTTATGAAGAATAAACATGCTACTCCGTTTGAGCATGTTATTTTTAAATTTAGAATTAAAGCACCAATTTTTGTAACCAGAGAATGGATGAGACATAGATGGTCTTCATTTAACGAGATGAGTATGAGATATCATGTTCCACCAGTTATTGATTACTACATACCCTCATCTAAAAATATAAGAAAACAAGTTGGCAAACCTGGGGCTTACTCTTTTGAAGAGATTGATGACCCAGAATTGAAATCCTTGGTAATTCGTAGAATGCAAGAACTTATTGGTTATGCCGATCTTGTTTACAGAGATTTTCTTGATTTAGGAATTGCTAAAGAGGTAGCTAGATGTGTGCTTCCTGTTTCCCAGTATACAGAGTTTATTTGGACAGTTAATGCTCGTTCTTTAATTAATTTTATTAGTTTAAGAAATGAATCAAATGCCCAGTATGAAATACAGCAATACGCTGAAGTTATTGAAAGTTTCTTTGCAGAAATAATGCCTTTCTCACACGGCGCTTTTGTTGACTCAAATAGGCAGGCAATTTAATGAAAATTTTAATAACATATTTAATTTGGACATTTATTTCATCACTGTTTCTAAAAAGTGGGCTACAAAGCCTTCTTGATACGTCAATTGGCTATTTCCCAATAATAATGATTACAATGTTCCTGCATCTAACTGTAGTTTTACCTCTAGTGTCAGTAATAAGTACGGCTACTAAGCAGCAGTGAGAATTGTAGATTATCCTGATAATGTTGATTTTGAAGAAATTGAAACATTAACTATAACAATTAAGGCGATTCCGTTTGAAGGAACCTATGTCCCAGCTTTTGTAGTAATCTCTCCAGAAGAGGATTATCCTGTAGGTCTAGATGAGGTACACTGTTTGATGGATGGGATTGAAATAGCCCAGAAAAAACTTGATAGTATAATTAATTACTTACTTCAAAATAAAGTCTTTAAAGAGGAGGATGAGCCAGATGTTGATGGGGAGAGTGATACCTGATTTTCCGTACCCAGTAAAATTGTGCCCATACTGTAATAATAAACTTGTTGTAGTAAATGCAATTCATTGGACTGAAGATCCTTATCAGTACAAAGCCGTATATCTGGACCCAAATCCAAAATGCCCTGTCTATGATGAAGAAGCACTTCAAGCGTATGCTCGAATTTATTACACATCAGAGGATGCTTTTGAGTATTTCAGAGATGTGAAAGTTCCAGTTCAGAGATGGTCTAGGGACGATTTATATTCTGTTTATCAATAAGATGATGGTATAATAGTTCTACTATGCCTATAAATGCCTGCTCAGAAAACGGTCAACCCGGTTTTAAATGGGGAGATAGTGGAAAATGCTATCTCTACACTAGAGGCGACAAAGAATCAATGGGTGAGGCAAAGCGTAAAGCAACAGTTCAAGGAGTTGCGACTGGCGAATATGACAGTGAAAAGTCATTTGATGAAGAACAGCTTGAAGCTGTTTTTAAATCATTAAAAGAATGGTTTAAAGAAAGATGGGTTGATATTTCAAGACCAAAACCCGGTGGTGGTTTTGAGCCTTGTGGTCGTAGCGATGCTGATAGAGGTGAATATCCAAAGTGTGTTCCTGCTTCTAGAGCCGCTAGAATGACACCGGAGCAAATTGCTTCAGCTGTCCGCAGAAAAAGAACCGCTGAGGCGACTAGAGATCGAGATGGCAATAAGCCAATCAATGTATCAACAGATGCAGAAAAGATGGAAAAAGCAAATGTTCCAACAAACCCAGCTCTGTATGCTAGAGTGAAAGCAGAAGCAAAAGCAAAGTTTGATGTTTATCCATCAGCTTATGCAAACGCTTGGTTAGTGCGTGAGTACAAGAAAAGAGGGGGTGGTTACCGAGTGACAAAGCAGAATATTGAAAAGGTTGCAGAAGACCTTGGAGAAGAAGAAGCAGCACTTGCAGATGCTTTAGTAACAATTGCAGCGAATTATGGAAAATTTAATGAAGATGAAACTGGCATCTGGGCTGGCTACGATAGTCCAGAAGAGAATGAAGTTAAAAGCATTGGCGTTAAGTGTGCAAACTGTGTGCTATACGAAGGGGAAGGTGTTTGTAAAATCATCGCCCAGCAAGTAGAAGACGAAGGAAAATGCAGGTTTGCTGTAATTCCAGATGGAGTCGTAAAACCAGAAATGGATGATGAATACGAAGAAGAGGAAGATGACGCAGAAGAAGATTCAATGTCAACCCTCATCTCTATAATTAGAGATTTATTACTTAATAAGGAGAAATAATATGAAAAATAACATTGAAAAAATGGTTCAAGATAATCAAGATATGAAACTTTGGCATGAGACAATGGCAAAAGCATCAGCTGATGCAATGCAAGACCATATCAAAGCAGCAGCTTGGCATGATTCACAGTCAAATATGCTTAAAGGCATGATTGAAGTACCACTTGACCCAGAAGAGAAGAAGACTACAATCCCCGCAGGAAGTTACTCAGCAACGCCAACCCCAAAGGGTGGCATGAGTAGCCCAGCTAAGGAAGTACCACTTGATCCATCAACTGTTAAGAAAGCAGACTTGATTGCACTTCTCAATGACCATGCAGAGCACTTCGGTGACTTTGATATGGACATTGACGCAATCGCTGATTTCTTGATTAACGAGTAAAAATGGATATGGGCATTGCGATAGCAGTAATTACTGGAGTTTTTTCAATTCTTGTTGCTTTAATTCAAAAGACTCGAAAAGAGAATAAAACAGACCACAACATGGTCTATGATTCTCTTCAAGAACTTAAAGAAGATGTTCGTGGTGTCGGTACTAAATTAGACAATCATATTGATTGGCATTTAAAAAAATAGGTTTGTGAAGCGCCTCCGGCTTTGATATTTCGCAAGATTATCATTGACACTGGGGGCGTTTCACTTATTTTTAAAATAAGACACATTTGGTCTTTTTTCCTGCTATTATGATTTGAAAGCACGAAAGGAAAAAACAATGCTTACCCCACAACAAGAAAAAACCCTTATTAATATGATTCCTCAGGATACAACCGGGGAAGATAGACGAGCTGCATACGCTGTAATTACAGGTATCAAAGAAGATAAGAGTGCTAATCAGATTGCATCTTATTATTCAATTACTAATGATCTAGTTACAAAATGGTATGACTTTTTTGCTCTAGACAAGGAAGAGTCTACGACCAGAGGTCGTAAGTCCCGAAAAGGAAAAGACCTTACTGTTTATGTAAAGTCAAATCTTGGCAAGACAGTAACTCCTAAAATGGTATCTGAGGATTTAGGAATCTCTCTACCTACTTTTTATAACTTCTATAATGCAAATAGAGGATACTTTAAAAAAGTAAAGCGTGGTGAATTTGAGATTATTAGCCCAGAAGAGCAAAGAGTTATTGCTAAATGAAGACTCGGTTTGAAAAAACACTTGATGTTGA